GCTGCCCGGCTACTTCACCGAGCACATCACGATTACGAAGCCTGCGCGCGGCGGTGACCCGTCTCAGGAGATCGAGTTCCGGCATCCGGACGGGAGGAAGTCCGTGATCCTCGCTCTCCCGTCGACATCGAAGGCTGGTCACGGCGAGACTGCCGCTCTGGTCATCCTCGACGAGCAGGCACGCCAGGAGTTCGCGCGCGAGTCGTGGAAAGCGGTGTTCCCGGTGATCGACGGCGGCGGCAAGGCGATCATCATCTCGACCGCGAACGGGATTTCAACCGAGGACGGGGAGGGGGAGGCGCAGGGCAACTTCTTTCACTACCTGTGGGTCAACGCCGAGTCGATGCGGATCAACAGGCGCTTCCACGGAGTCTTCGTCCACCCGAACCGCGACGAGAACTGGTACCGGAACAACGCCGTCAGGCTCCCGGCATCCGACCGCGCCGAGCAATACCCGCGCACGCCCGAAGAGGGGTTCATCGGGACGGGCCGCTGCTGGTTCGACCTCGACAAGCTGAACGCCTACCAGAAGAAGTGGCGCGAGCGAGGTTGGGAACGCCTGTACCGCTTCTCGTTCGTCGAGACGCACAAGGCCGCGTCGATCGTCAAACGTCCCGACGGCTACTGGCGCGTGTACGTCGAGCCACAGGAGGGTCGCAAGTACGGCATCGCCGCCGACCCGGCGACAGGCTCCGGCGACGACTTCTCGGCTGCGTACGTCATCGATCTCCACAACGGCAAGTGGGTCGCCGAGTTCCACGGCAAGCTCGACGAGGACGCGTTCGGCGTGCAGTTGTACTACGCGGGACGCTGGTACAACGACGCGAAAGTCGCCGTCGAGACACAGGGCGGATACGGGCGCGTGACGGTGATCACGATGCGAACCACGGTCAAAGGCCGGAAGCCGTACGCGAACATGTACCGCCACTCGGTCGGCACCGAGGAGACGATCGACCCGGAAGATCGCGACGCGTTCGGCTACCCCGTCAACGGGGCCACCAGGCCGCTCCTGATCAACCAACTGGAGCAGTGGATCCGCGACGAGACATGCCCATGGATCACACCTGATCTCGACTCCGAGCTTCGCACGTTCTCGAAGCGCACCACCCGTCCGTCTCCTCGCGCCCTCGAGGGCTGCAACGACGACCGGGTCATGGCCGCTGCCGGATCGTTGGACCTCTACCGCCAGTTCGGTCATCATGAGAAGAAGCGGAAGCGCAAGTCCAGCCGCAGCCGCTGGAAGAATCAACAGCGTCCCTGGGAGGTGAAGTCGTAGTGGCAATGGATCTGATGCAGGGCCGCGCAGCCCCCGGCCCCCCGCCCGACTTGGCGGCAATGCTCGGAGGAGGGCCGCAACAGGCACCTCCGGCAACAGGAGATCAAGGTCAGGGCGACCCTGTCGCGATCGTCTCGAACATGCTCGACCTCGCGTCCCAGTACCTTCAGGTAGAGCCGGACGAGGAGGACAAACTCCTCATGCAGAAGGTGACGACTCAACTCCAGCAGTTGCTCGCGAAGGATCAGGCGGACGCCGACGGGGCGATGCAGGGCAACCTGAACCCGCGCACGCTCCGCAAGGCGCTCAGTGCCTAAGACACCGCCGCAGTACAGCCCGAACGACCGCGATCAGAAACTGATCCGCACCGTGCTCGACTGCGTGACCGAGGGGAAGCGCTGGCACAACGAGTTCGCGCGCAAGGTCGAACGGCGCTACGAGGCGTGGCGCGGCATGCTGCCCGAGAACCAGCCGCAGTCGACGGGCTGGAGATCGCAGCAGCATCCGCCCTACCTGATCAACATCGTCGAGGGCATGCTCTCCTCGATTCAGGAGGAGAACCCGATCTGGAATGTTCACCCGCGGGCGATCCCCGACATGGAGATGGATGAGGCTATCGCCTACTCGCGGAACGCACAGATGTCGTCCTACCTGCTCACGCACCAGATGCGGATCGACGACTTCGGCTTCAAGGGAGGCACGCTCGCGCACCAGGATCTGATCGCCGGGCTGACTGTCGGGAAGGTCTTCTGGCTGACGCAGGACATCAAGCGCCGCTACTTCGACGAGACGGCATCGCCGATCTACGACGAGGCGGGCGGCACGATCGACATTGCGCGCAAGCTCGACCAGTTTGAGGAGGTGCGCCGGATCCGTGACGACCCGACGCTCGAGGTCAGGGACGTGCGCGATTGGATGTACCCGGAGTCGGCGAAGTCGCTGGAGTCTTCACCGTGGGTGATCGACCGGACGTACGTCACCTACAAGACGCTCGAGCGCATGGAAGAGATGAAGATCTACAAGAACGTCAAGTTCGTCAAGGAGACGCGCTACGACGAGTCGAACGCCTCCACCGACCCGGAGCGCGGGCGCGAGCGCAGGCTCCGCAACGTCGACCGGACACGGGGGCTTGTCGAGATCGTCGAGCACTGGACGGACGAGTTCGTCACGACGATCGCCAACGGATCCGTGCTGCTCCGTCACGCGCCGAACCCGTTCGCGCACGGGCGCAAGCCGTTCGTCGTCTGCAGCGCGATCCCCGACCTCTTCCAGATCCCCGGCGTCTCCGTGATCGAAGGACTCGCGTCGATGCAGGAGCTTCTCTGGACGCTGATGAACACGCGGATCGACGCGACGAAGGTTGCCGCCTCGGTGATCACGATGATCGTCGGCGATGTCGACGACCCCGAGCAGTACGAGTTCGCGCCGGAGGCGCAGTGGATCATCCCGTACAAGGAAGCGGTGCAGACGCTCGACATGAGCGCGGCAGCAGCCGCGGCGCAGTCGACGCTCCAGTCCGAAGGCCTGCTTCGCGGCGACATCCAGAACGTGATGGGCGGGCTTCCGTTCACCGGATCCGCGCAGTCTCAGAACCTGCCGACCGACACGGCAACGGGCGTCTCGATCGTGACGAACATCGCCCAGGCGATCCTCGCCCGGCGGAAGGGAATGCATCAGCGCATGTACTCCCAGGTCGGGCAGATGTTCCTCGAACTCGACCAGCAGTTCATTCAGGAAGACCGCCTGGTTCAGGTGTTCGGCGCGGAAGGCGAGCGGCACTTCATGGATGTCGGCTGGCAGGACATCGAGGGGATCTTCGACGTCGAACTCGAGGTGACCGGAGACTCGATGCTTCGCCAGGAGCGTCGCGCTGAGTCGGGCGCGTTGCTGACCGAGGCGATCCAGTCTGCTGGCGTGATGGGCCAGACCGGGGATCCGCTGAACCTGCGCCGCTTCTGGGAGAAGCATCTCGACTCGTACGGGATCACCGACAAGGCGACGTACTTCATGCAGAAGCCCGCGCAGGGGCAGCAGCAGCCACAGGGTGGCATGGGAACGCCCCAGCAGGCCGACACCGCGCAGCAGAACGCGAGCGGACAACTCGACACCGGGGGGATCACGAACTCGTCGCTTGCCGCCGGGCCGACAGCGCCGTCTTCGCCCGTGTCGATGTCGGCGGCAGCGCCGATGCAGCAGGCGCTCGCGAAGAACGGCGCAGGCAGGAGCGTATGAACTCGATGTGGGTTGTCGTCGTGCTCGGCGCGCTCATCATTGGAGCGATTCTGGGTAGGGCAACGCCATGAGCGAAGAGAGCGAACGCGCGCTCCGTCACCGCACAGAGCAACTCGCGCTGCTTGCCGAGGTCGAGGCGTTCAAGGTGTTGAAGGCCCAGTGCGAGAAGCGTGCCGAGGACATGTCCGAGCAGTTGCTGAAGTGGCTGCTCGCGCCGGGGCCGACGGAGCCTCTCAATCAGCGTCTGATCGACTATAACCGCGGCATCATCATGGGGATGAAGTACGCGACAACGGACGTTCCCTCCGAGGCCGCGCGTAGATTGCAGAGGTTCGAGCAGGGAGCGAGGCAGGAAACCGAGCCGGAGGAGGACTACTGGAGCTATGAGCAGCCGGGCGACTGAACCAGAGGAGGGTGGCCTCGGGCCACTCGACACGCCAGACCTGTCCGACCTGGGACAGCGGATCGCAGCCAAGAGGGACGCGGCGCTGGAGCAGGCCGAGGCGGAAGACGAGCCGACCACAGAGCCGGACATCGAAGCGGACACCGAACCGGACACTGAGTCCGGTGAGTTGGACGACGAGCCTGTCGTAGAGCCGGATTCCGAGGACGCAGAACCGGACACTTCGGCGGACGAAGACGAGCCGGAAGAAGGTGACGAGCCGGAGGCCGAGGACGCCGACGAGTTCGTGCTCGGGCGCTACAAGACCATCGAGGACGCCGAGACGGGGATCCGCGAGAAGGACGCGACGATCATTCGCCTCTACCGCGAACTCGACGAGGCGAAGAACAAGCAGCCCGAGCAGCCAACGACAACCGATGTTCCCGCCACCGCCGACAAGCCGCAACTCGACGTCGAGGCCTGGAACGAGTGGGCCGCGGAACAGGTCGAGGCCGGGGCGGGTGTCCAGGGCGCGATGGCCGCTCTCGAGCGCGGCGGCGCGGAAGGCTACGACATCTACATCGGGCGCTGGATCGAGTCAGACGATCCCTCCGAGCGCGCCGAGGCGATCCGCTTCAACAACGAGGTGCAGCGCCAGGTCGCGACGCAGCAGGCCATTGCCGCCGTCAAACCCGTGGTCGACGACGCGAGCAAGCCGCCGCAGGGCGAGTCCGACCAGGCGGCGTACGACGCTGTCGCCCGGCGTCATCCGGACTTCGGCGAGATGGGCGCGGAGATGGATCGTGTCGCCAAGAGCCTCGACGACGACACGCGCTCCTGGCTGCGCGAGCTTGCGACTGGTGACCGCGCCGGGCAGGAGCGCGCTTGGGAGTATCTGTACCGAACGGCTGTCGCTACGAAGGTGACTCCGAGGCGGGCCGCGACGACGAGAACCGAGCGCGAGCGTAGACGTGTGTCCGGGGATGCCGCTAAGATCGCGGCAACAGTCTCCTCCTCCGAGGCAACGGCTACTCGTACCCCTCTCAGCGAGGCCGAGCAGGCGGTGCTCCGAAGGCGGAACGGGATTCGCGAGCGGGCGGGCATCCCTCTCCTCACAGAGGAGTAGGCCAACCCCCTCCCCTCCGAGACAACCGACCACACTCGTCTCGAAGGAGAAATCCGGTGACAATCCAGAAGGGCACCGTTTCCACGACGGAAGTCCTCGCGGACTCGATGGTCATCGACATGCGTGAAGAGGTGTCGATGGCCGACGAGGACGAGTCGCAGTTCTCGACGTACACGATGAAGACGGCCAAGGGGACGGCCACTCGCGAGAAGATCAACTGGCGCGAGCAGGACTGGTTCCCCCGGCTGGCGACGAACTCGGCGATCTACACGAACGTCGCGACGACCATCGTCCTGTCGGCCGGGCACGGGGATCGTGTCCGTGTCGGCGACACGTTGAAGAACATGGCGACCCGCGAGAGCGTGTACGTCACAGCCGTCTCGACGGACACTCTGACCGTCGTTCGTTCCGTCGGCGCAGTCGCGGGGGCAGCGGGGGCCGTCGGCGACACGTTCCTGATCGTCTCGAACGCATCCCCGCAGGGTGCAGACTTCCCGACGACCGCCATCCTCACGGCGACCCTCGGGTACAACTACACCCAGATCTTCAGGCACGGCTACACCTTCAGTCGCACGGCTCGAGGTGTGAACTACTACGGCCGCTCCGAGCCGGATCAGGAGTCGGCGAACAAGCTCGTCGAGCACAAGCGGGCGATCGAGTACTCCGGCTTCTGGGGCGCTCGTGACTCGATGACCGACCCGAACACGGGGGAGCCTGTCGGCTTCGCCGGGGGCGCGGATGAGTTCATCGTCACGAACCGCACCGATGTCGCCGGGGCGATCACGGTCGACGGCATCGACACGTTCCTCCGCACGGCGCTTCAGCACGCGTCCCGCAACGTGGTCGGGTACATGGCACCGATCGCGGCGCAGGCCGTGTCGAAGTTCAACCGCGGCGGGCAGGGCACGGCCTGGCGGGCAGACCCGCAGAACGTCGCGGGTCTGAAGGTCGACGCGTTCATGTCCGGCGTGTACGGCTACGAGATCCCGATCGTCGTGAAGAAGGACTGGAACGACTTCCCGACGACGCTGAAGCAGTTCGGCGGCTGGATCTTCTGGCTCGACCACGGCCGGATCCGCTACCGCCCGTTCACGGGTGCGGACACTGCGCTGCTCACGCCGCGCCAGCATCCCGGAGGCGACCGTGTCTCCGAGGAGTACCTGACCGAATGCACCTGGGAGTTCCGGAACGAGGCATCCCACGGGATCCAGTACGGCATCACCGGGTGAACGAAATCGGGGGAGGGGCGTCCGGCTGCGCCTCTCCCCCGATACTGTCAGCCGGAACAGCCGAAGGAGGCCGAACGTGAGATTCGTCAGCATCAGCGCAAAGTTCGCGGTCGGGATCATCGACGAGAAGTCGCACCCGACCCCCTACGGTGCGGTCATCACCGACCGCCCCGGCTACACCGCCCACTTCACGCAGGACGACGTCTCCGACGAGGATCTGGAGTTCGTGCGCCGCGAGTGGGGCGACAAGCTTCCCGGTCAGACGGTGCTCGTGGACGAGGTGACGCCCGCACCGCTGCTGCAGCGCGTCTCCGTGTTCGACACGGAGGAGGCGTCGATCCGCGAGGGTTGGTCGGGCCGGACGATCATGGACGACCGTGGCGACGTCCACGACTTCAAGACTTTCGTCGAGGCGAAGCTGTCCGAACGTGCGGAGCGGCACCCGGACTTCCGCCAGTTGGTCGAGGCTCCGGTCGAGCCTCCGTGGCCGAACTACTTTTCCTTCGGCGGGTCGCTCGAGCAGTTGATCGAGACACTCGTCCGCATGGGCCACGACCTCCACAAGGTGCTGCGCTTCGAGCAGCAGCAGGGCCGTGTCGAGGTGGCCGCGGCGATCCAGGCGCAGATCGACCGAGAGCAGGCCGCGCACCAGGACGCCGTCCAGGTGCCCGCGTGAGCGTCGAGTCAGTCACTTACTCCGATCGGCATCCCCATGAGCCGGAGATCCCTCCGGTTTACGACGACGAGGGGCGCTGCGTCATCTGTGGCCTGCTCGTGCGCGTCGAGAGGGCCGAAAACGAGGCGCATCTCGGACTCGCTTCCACTCTCGATCTCATCAGCGAACTCCAGGCTCGCGCCGATGTCGCGAATACGATCGGCGATGAGTGGCCTTCGTATCGCACGACGCCCCCGAGGGTGTTCGTCGCGTGAGGGAGATCGACCGCGTCGAGGAGGTCGTCGAGCGCTGGCGCAAGCCCGCGACGATCTACGACGTCGTCGAAGGCGACACACTCGTCGCCATGCCCTCCGGCGAGATGATGATCGACGCGCACGTCACGGTCGACGACGAGACGATCGAGCGGATGAAGGCGGGCTACATCTGCATCAACTGCCTGGAGCCGCTCGAGACGCCGTTCCCCGAACGCTGCGAGGCGATGAAGTTGCCGGACGGCAAGGTGATCGGCTGCTACTACCCGGTCAGGGACAACCAGCTTCGTGACCTCCACATGAAGTACGGCTCGCTCGAGGAGATCGACCTTCGTCCGAAGGTGGACAAGGCCGAGGAGATCGAGCGGCTCCGCGAGATGGACGACTTCGAGAACCGGACGGGGATCATCCTCCCCGAGTCGGTGAAGTTCCCGACTCAGGTGATTCGCTCGGAAGGCCCGGCCCGAGGCGTATGACCCGCGGTCAGTTGAAGACGCGTGTCGCGCGCATCCTGGGCCTGGCGGTCGGGTCGGACGACGACAGCGTCGTCGAGATCGCCCTGCTGGAGGAGTTGGCGAACGAGGCTGTCGTCGACATCCTCTCGCGCACGCGCGTCTTCGTTCGCACGACGAACCCGACTCTAGTCGTCGGCGCGCTGACAGTGGACGTGCCTGACACCTCGCTTCGCGTGCTCGGCGTGTCACGCACCGGAGCGGGGGAGACGCTGCCGTCGGTGTTGGAGGAGGGGAACCGCGAGACGCTCGACACGGGCCAGTACGCGTTCATGAGCTTCGACCAGATCCTGCTCGGCCAGGCGCTCACGACAGGAGACGTGATCACGGTCGAGCATGTCCCGGCTCCGACGGCGATGACGAACGACGCACACGACCCTTCCTCGGAGACGTACGGCGGGGTCCCGGTTCAGTTCCACCGGGCGATTCTCGACTACATGTGCTGGCATGCGGCTGCGAAGGAGGGCGACCTCACCGTCAGCGAGCGCTACCGGGTCGCGTACGAAGGCCAGGACGCCGAGGGTGGGTCAGGCTCGGACCTCGGGCGGATCAAGTCGGCGACGAACATGCGCGGCACCGCGGTGAACGTACGCCGCCGCCGCCTCGCTCTTCAGGCCGACACAGACGCTCGCTACTGGAGCTAGCGTGCCGCCCCTGACGCCTCTGCTCGACGAGGTGCGCGGCATGTTCTCCGACCAGGGGATCGAGCGCGTGCCCGTCGGGAAGGTGTACGAACTCACCGACTGGATCCCCGACCTCGAGCAGGCGACCGTGCGGCAGCGTGGACGGTGGACGTACCAGTCGACCGACCAGATGGGCAACTATGTCGAGGGGCTGGTCTACGCGCCGTACAAGGCGGGGCACATCCTGCTCGCGCTCGTGAACACCGACATCCGCAAGGTGCCCTACCCGACGGCGGGAGCCTCGACGTCGGTTGGCTCGATCCCGGTGGCGTCATGGCAGAACCCGGTCTTCCACCGCGACAGGGTGATCATCCCGATCAGCGACGGCTCGTCTGCAGCGCGTTACGTCACCTACAACGGTTCGTCGTTCACGGTCACGTCAGCGCCAGCAACAGCACTCGCTGGACGCTTCGCGACGATCTGGAAGGACAGGCTGATCCTCGCCTGTTCGGACGCGGAGCCGTCGGCTGTCGTGGCCTCGAAGCCGGGTGACCCGACTGCGGCGTTCGACTCGCTCTCGAAGATGTTCTCGAGCCTCCCGGTCACGGGCCTGGCGGGGATCAGGAGCGCCCTCCTGGTCTTTCATGGCGGCTCGGTGGAGAGGATCAGGGGCACTGTCTGGCCGGACTCGACGCTGTCCGACGAGGAGGGCGACCTGATCCTCGAATCTTTGTTCGACGGTGCTGGTTGTTACGACGCATCGTCGATCGCGTACTGGCAGGAGAACGTGATCTTCGCGAACGGAAACGGCATCTGGATCACCGACGGCACACTGGTCAGGAACATGACCGCGCAGGGCGGTGTTCTCGGGCGCTGGCGGTATGAGTACCAGCGTGCGATCACCGCCGACGCGAACTTCGTCGTCACGCCCGGCGGGGTGTACGGCGACTATTACGTCTGCACGATCGGCCTCACGGGGTCGACCACTGACTACGACAACATCACGTTCCTGATCCACATCCCGTCACGAAGTGCGTTCATCTGGAAGAACGTGGACGCGCAGTGCTACGCGACGACGGAGAGCGTGCCGCGCAACGCGATCCCGCAACAGTTGCTCGCGGGCACGACGACGCGCAGCAACCCGTCGTTGCAGAGGGTGATCAACCTGACGCCGTGCTTCGAGCCGGACAACACCACCTCGCAGACCGACGCGAACAGCGTGGTCGTCCTGCCGACGATCACGACACCGTGGTTCCGGATGTCGAAGTCGGCGGGGCTGAAGCGTGTGCGTGACGTCCACGTCTCCTATCTCGCCAGCAGGCCATCGGATGTCGATGCGGACGTGTTCGACGTGAAGTTCAGCAAGGTGCCCGATCCCGACACCTCCTCGTCGAACTGGATCACCGCCGGGCAGCTTCGCACGAACTCGACGTACCGTCGTAACCGCGTGGCGATCAACCGCCCGGTCGAAGGCCTGGCGCTGAAGCTCGTGCAGTTGACCGACACGAAGGACGCACGTCTGTACGACATCTCCGCGTGGGTGTACGCCGAGGAGGCCACCAGACTGAAGTCGGCGTGAGCATCTCGCCTCTGACCGAGAGGATGCAGTCCCTGATCAGGGACGCGTTCTCCGACTTCTTCGAGGTTCCCGGCCAATGGAAGGTCGACCTGAAGAACTGGCTGGAGCTTGACCCTCCGTCGCTGCACAGTTCGTCGATCGCGGGCCTGCGCGAAGGTGTGGTGACGGCGAACGTGGAGATCGAGAACTTCGGCGGTGCGCTCACCACCGGGGTGAAGGGAGACATCAAGCTCGAGCGCGACTTCCTGATCGTCGGCTGGTCGCTGCTCGCTGATGTCTCGGGCGACATTCAGATCGACATCTGGAAGGACGCGTACGGCAACTACCCGCCGACGAACGCCGACTCGATCACCTCCGCATCCCCGCCCACGTTGTCGGGGCAGGATCACGCGCGCGACACGGCACTCGTCGGCTGGGACACCGCTGTTGCCGCTGGCGACACGCTCCGCTTCAACATCGACTCGGTGTCGGGGATCTCGCGTGTCTGCCTGGCCCTCGCCCTCCGTCCGCGGAGTTAGGATCCAGGCATGGCGCTGAAGCTCATCGAAGGGTTCGACCACTTCTCGACCGTCGCGAAGATGGCAGCGAAGGGCTGGTCGCTCGTAGGGGGTGCCACGGGAACCGGGTCGCTTCCGGCTGGCCGCATCGAAGGCAACTGCTACCAAGTCGTCTCCACCGCGGGGCAAAACTCCCAACTAGTGAAGTCCCTCCCGGCGGCATACGGGACAGTGGTCATCGGCTTTGCTTTCAAGTTCTCAGCCCTCCCCACTTCTACCAACGACATCCTTCTTCTTCGTACTGTCGGAGGTGTCTCGGTCGGCAGTGTTCGTCTCGTTACTGGAACTGGTCAGCTTCGCATCGTCAACGGTTCGGGCAGCACGATTGCCACTGGCGCTACGGCTCTTAGCGTTGGCACCTGGTACTTCATCGAGTTGAAGATTTTCGTCAACGGTGCGTCCGGCACGGGTGAACTCATGCTCAACGGCGTCTCGGAGATCGCGTCCACGACCGGAAACTTCGGCAGCACGAACATCGGACAGGTCCTTATCCAGTCTGGGTCGTCCGCTGCGACTCAACAGTGGGACGACATGTACCTTCTCGACACGTCGGGCAGCGCTCCCAACAACACGTTCCTCGGGGACGTCCACGTCGAGACGCTCTTCCCGTCCGCCGATGGGGCGCACACCGATTTCACGCCGAACTCGGGGAGCAACCACTTCGATCGCGTGAACGACCAGGCGGGCACGTTCCCCGACGACGACACGACGTACGTCAGCGACGCCACCGTCGGTCACAGGGACAGCTACGCCTACGACGACCTCTCCGTTCTCACCGGGACGATTTTCGGCGTGCAGACCGTGCAGGACGCGCGCAAGGACGACGCCGGGACGAGGCAGATCGCCGCGGTCGCTCGTGTGAGTGGCACCGACTATGACGGAGCAACGGTCACGCTCGGCACCACCTACGCGATGGGCACCGAGATCCGCGAGACGAACCCAAACACGTCCGCAGCCTGGACTGTCTCCGACGTCAACGGCGCAGAGTTCGGGATCAAGGTCGTCGCGTAAGACCGCGGTTGGCCGATGGCTAACCGCGTCACACAACATGCGGTAGAAGTCCTCCGCTCGACCACTCCGGTGGCTCGGGTCACGCAGGAGTCTCTCGAGGTTCTCCGCAACAGGCCCGCCAACTCGGTGGGCCTCACACAAGCGCCCGTCGAGGTGCTTCGCAAGCACGCGTTCCCCGCGTACCTGACGCAGCAGCCTGTCGAGGTTCTTCGCGCCGCAGACGTCGCGATCGTCACGCAGACGGTGCTCGAGGTTCTCCGAAGGTCGACGCCGCTCCTCTTCACCCAGTACGCGATCGAGGTGCTCGGGACAACCGCTGTTGCGCTCAAGCACATTCTCACGCAGCAGGTTGTCGAGATTTTGCGCCAGCGCGCGGTGTACGCGACCGGGCCGGGGAACGGCGGCGAGACGTTCAGCTTGCAACTTGCTCCGAGCGGGACGACGGAGACGGCGACGCTCGCCGCGACGATGAACGCAGGAGACACCGTCGTCGAGTTGACCGGGACGGCAGGCCTCCCCGCTTCCGGCGGCTTCTGCTTACACATCGACGACGAAGTGATCTACGTC